GCTGGATCATACTTACCACCAGCCCCTGTGTAACCACCATTTGAGAATCCTGCGATGGTTTGAGCGGCAATCAATCCAACCGAAGCATAACCAACTCCACGGATCACCGCAGCTGCGGGCATTCCAAAAATACCAGTTTGAGCAGTAGTTGCCCCGGCTGCTAACTCTGTATTGATAATCTGCTGAGCAATTGCCATTGATTGTTGCGCTAAAAACATTGCCCTAAATGTCTTGGAATTTTCACCCTTAGCATCCTTAATCAACTGAGTCATATCAGACCAAACAACCGATGTCTGTGAAAGCATTTGACCATAAAAAGCAAGCTGATTCTGGTTATCGGCTTTAACTGCTTCAACCGACTTTACAGAATACTCCTTTTGAAGTTGCTCTTTTGCTGATTGGAATACTTTCTCAGCATCAAGCCTTTCTTGATGGGATGTATCCTCAGCATTCTTTACAGCATCAAGTCTTTCTTGTAGTTGCTTTAATGTGTTGTCTCTCTCCTCGTTAAGTTTGCTTAATTCGGTTTTTTGCCCAGACCTAGCGCTAGTAAGCTGTTGTATTCCGGTTATAGCCTCAAGCCCACCTCCTAGCATTTTAAATGTTTTGGAGTCCTCACCTCTACCATTCTTAGCCATATTAACTGCTGTCTGCATTATTCCTTGGCTTTGAAGGAGTAGCCCACTATAAGCTTTGAGCTTCTCAAGGTCCGAATCCTTGTCTGTATAAGGCGTATTTGGCAAGAATTGATTTTTGGTTCTTGATGTATGATTATCATCAATCCCAACACCACCCCGAATGTAGCTAGCGTTATAAGCCTTTAAATACTCAGCATCATAACCTTTGGCTTTAGCATTTAACTCAATTTCCCTTCTTTCGAGTTGGTACTTTTGTTTAATTGCATCAGCCTCAAGCATTAATACTCTTTTATGCTCAAAAAGTGCGCTTTCTCTGACTAGCTTGGTTTTCTTTATTTCATAATCATAAAGATCATCATAAGCCTTTTTACGAAGTGCTTTTACATCGTCGCTATACTTGCCCTCTGAATCTAAACTAAATTTAGCTGAATCACGCTGATAGATTAGCTTTTGATCCTCGGTATATTTATAGCCATTGAGCTCATAATCTTGTTGGAGTTTAGCCAACTTATCTTGGGCATCGTAGCGTTCTTTGATTTTTGGGAGTAAATCTAGCTGCCCCAACACAGTCGCTTCATTAATTGCTTCTTCTCTCGCTTTGGAGCGTGTAATTGCTTCAGTATCATACTTAGCTTGAAGTTGCTTAATTTCATCTTCTGTTTTGGCGCGAGCTTTAAAAGCTTCATCTTCAAACTTAGATAAATCTTTAATCGAACTCATTACATTTTCAGGATTTGCACCTAAAATTTTACTAATTTGATTAAAATAATTATCTTGTTTAGAAAGATGTTGTGAAGCTTTATCTTTACCTAACTTTTTGCCGTTGTAGTCCCATCCAATAAAGTTTTGACCAACAATTTTTTCTAGCTCTCGATAACTAAGATTGTCATCGTTTAAGGCGTTCTTAGTTTTCCCATAACTTTTTCCAGTTGCAATTTCCTGCATCAAGAATTTAGCCATTGCATCTAAAGCATCTTGAGATTGTTGAATCTTACCGTTCTTATCAAGAACACCTTGCCCTTGTAAAAACTGCATGAGTTGAGTTGAACGACCTTTCTGCCAAGAGATAAAGCCAGTATTTGTATAGCCGTTATTCGCATCCTTGTGACTTCCAAACATATCACTGTTACGAAAATCATTTTCACGGCCAACTTGAGCTGTCATTACGCGGGCTTGTTTATCACCTAAACCTGCATTACGAAAGGATTGATAAACTCGAAGCATATTACGAGTCTGTTCATTATTCCCCGCAAGTAATACAGCTTGTTTGGCTTGCAGTTTTTGTTGAGCCTCCATTTCTTTGGTTCGATCTTTTTCGGATTTAGTCTGCTTATCATCTAAGTCTTGAATTTGCTGTTTAATAGCCAAATCTTTGACCATAAAAGCAAATGTACCCATATCAACAGGCTGACCTTTACCAAGTAAACCTTGTGATTCTTTTAGCTTCACATACGCTTCAGCATATTCTTTTGTTATGCCTTTGGCTCTAAGTGCTAAAATTTCACTGTTACTAGAAATACTACTCAAAGAATCATTGATAAACTTCTGAATCTCGGCACTTAAATCCTTAACTTTTGCAGCAGTATTGATAGATTCTTTCGCAATATCATTAACACCTTTTGAGGCGTTAGTTGCTTTATTTCCTGCAAGTTCAGCATCGATTCCAAACACTTTTAAGGCTTCTTGCACTCTTTGAACTACGGGTAGCTTTTCGCGATAAAGATCATTATCTTTTTGCAGTTGCTTAAGTTGGTCTGGAGAAATAAAGTCAAGTTTATTCAGTTCTTTAAGTGCTTCCTCTTGACTCATTATCCCTTGTCGAACTTTATTGGAAATCTCAACAATTTGAAGATTACCCCTATAAGCATTTTGAAGTTCAATGATGTGAGCATTAAATAAATAGTTTAGATCTTTTAACTCTTTATTTTGTCCTTTGAATGCGTCTTGAAGATCTGCCTTAGCTCCTTTCTTTTGAACACCTTGTAAAGCCAGTAACTCTTGTTTGGTTCTACTTGCAATTTCAGTCTGTTCTTCAAGTTTCTTATTGGCTTCTGCTGTACTGTCACGCATCAGTAAATATCCAGCAGCGACTGCTGCAATTGATATACCGATACCAACAGGGCCAGTCATCACGCCCAATATTCTTGAACCAATACCCAAAGTTGCTGTTGCGGCCGCGGCGGATCTTGTTCTAGCCGCTGCTAAAGCATTTTCAGTAGCTGTTAATTCTACATTGATGGCTGCTTGCTGTTGACGCAATAACCCCATTCTCAATTCAGAATTAATCGCACCTTGATCTGAAATTTGCTTTTTCTTTCGTGCCAACTCAAGTTTTAACTCTTCTACAAGTTGAGCTCGTGTTGCTTGAAGATTTACTAATTTAGCTTCTGCACCAGCCAACTCTTGTGCTGCTGCTGCTTTTTCAGCTTGTACTGCAGCATATTGAATGACAGTTTGTTCAACAAGTTGCTTAATTTTTCCATAGCCTGCCATTGTGCTTGTATAAAGTGCTGGAATATAAGTTCCAACCCAATAAGCACCACCGATCATAGCTATGTTTGTTACTGTATTTAAGTTTTCTGCAAGTGAGCTGAGGGAACCAGAAATTGCAGATGCAGCACCTGTTGCTTGCCCTGATTCTCCAACAAACTTAGTAACAGCATTAGACAACTGAGTGAAAGATTGTCCGATGGTGAAATTAGTTTTTCCAAAATCTTCTTCAATTAAACCTGACATTTTTTCAATTGCTTGAACCATTTTGTCAGTAGTCAATAATCCTTGAGAAGACATTTCTTTCAATTCAGCACGAGTTACACCTAAGCCTTTCGCAAACACTTCCATTAAGTAGCCAGCGTTTTCACTCATCGAAACGAACTCATCACCATTTAAAGAGGATTTATCGAAAGACTGGCCTAATTGGTATAAAGCGGCACTGGCTGCTTGAGCACTCGAACCTGAGTTACTAATTGATTTGGAAATAGACTCTGTGATCTTGGCAACTTTCTCTTGGCTTAAACCCAATTTTTCGCTGTTGTATTGGATCTTTTGATAGATGGTTGCAGTACCACCCCAAGCCGCACCAGATCGTTGAGCAATATCAAATGTATCTTGCATTGCCACATTTAAGGCTTTCTGACTCGTAGTTACTAGGCGCAATCGGTTGTTAAGATTAGTCCAATCATCCATCTTAGCGATCGCAGTACCAACAGTCACAACTCCTGCCAAATACCCTGCCAACTGACGTGCTGCCACTGACATAGAGTTCATTGAAGTAGTTGCGTAATTACCAGTGCGTTCGATACTTTGTAGCTCTCGATCTAATGCACGTGCATTACGTGCTGCTTGTTCTGAGCTAATTTCAATAATGAGTGTGCTGCGTTGTTCAGCCATTTTTTACTTTCCTACGGATGAAAAAAAGCCCGCAGGAAAGGCGGGCTACAGGTATAAAAAAACCCTCCCGAAGGAGGTTTGGTTTTAACTTATCTTCGTAAGGGCAAGGCTATTTCCAATGATTGATTGTGAAGAGCCTCTAATTCGTTAGTCCATAAGTTTTCATTAATAAACCGTTTTTTTAAAATCTCATATGCTCCCGCATTATGGATTATGGTTGCAACAAAGGCCGAGTATGGTCTATCTGGTTGCGCTGCCTTTAAGACAGCCTTAAATCGATTTCGTTTCCATACATCTAATTTTTCAAGAATTAAAAACTCTCTATTCATTTGTTCAATTGAATTTTTTGCAGCCCCAGCAACTCTACAACGTTTTATAAATAAATCTTCATCATTAAGATTTAGTATCGTTTCCGTATTTTCACCAAGTTCT